AAGAAAATTGGTTCGCAAAATGAAACATCCACAATTGCAGTTATAGAAACTAATGGATTAACTGATAACGGATTTGCGATAATTGTATATGGAAATGCTCCTCTTTGTAAATTAGAATTATCAATTCCATCAGCATATCCAGCTAATGGATTTCTATTCGCACCTCTCAAATCATCATATTGTTGAGATTGATCACAATAATTTGGAAATGCAGAATAATCACCATTTTTTAATTGTTCATCAGTATTAAAATGACTAATTGCATGAATAATATCCGATAAATTAATTGATACACTTTGATTATTAATTGTCGCACTTAGTGTTTCAATTGATCCACTTAATGGATATGCTCTAGGTGCATCAAATCCATCTCTAATTAATGCTTGTCCAATTGGTGCAGTACCAGTAAAAGTTAATCTTATTGGTAGATAAAAATATATTTTTGAATCTACGAAAACAGCCCCTGATGGAGGTGGGCAACTAAATTGAATTGCACTGGTAGAAATACTCGTACTTGTCCAAGCCTTCCAAGTTGTTTGTGAGCCTGATTTCAAAACTGCATAATCGCGTTGTTCATTTACTATAGTTCTTGGATCTCGAACTTCAACTGCATTAAGATGTTGATAAGAAAGTGACATAATCGTATAATATAATGATAGATTTTATTATATTATCTGATAGTTATACTGGCTTAACGAAATGTTTATAAAGATCCTTTCTAAAGAAAGCTAATTTTATATTCACCTGTTGAAATATTGATATTTCTAATGGAAAAATATTAGAACTAGAATCTTGCCAATATACTTTTAAATCAAATGATTGTAATGGTGACGTCTGAACCATATCAGATAATCTATATTGACCTGTAGGTACATAATATGCGATATCTCTACCATTACCAGGAGTTGTTAATATTGGTACAAAATCGGTTAATATAGGAACACGTGTACTTCCATCAATTCCAACAGCAGATGATTCATTTACAATGGGTAATTTAGCAGATAAAATTACTATTTTTCTGATACTATGCCATAATGGTAAAGTTGTATATTCTTGACTTACTATTCCCCAACCAACTGGTAAATACTCTTCATGTGGTTTAATTGTAGTACTAACTGGTAAAATTAAATCTAAATCATCACCAAAAGCATTATTAAAACCATGATCAATAACACTAAAAGCACCAAGATAATTAGATAATGGTATATTCATATATATACTTATCAAATCGAATGGATTTGGTATCAATAATTGAGGACTTATTGCAAATTTTATTATTCCAGTATTAACATCTAAGAAAAAATATGGTATATCAGTTGGTAATAATCCTGCATTATTCCATGCTAGAATTAAAGCATTATTTACCATTGTTAAAAAATCGGCATAATCATAAATATAATAATAAGGAGTAATAACTTGTACAGATTGATTTTGTTGAGGTGGTTTGAGATTATTATAAAAATAACCAGTATATATAATATGTTGTGGAAAATGTGTTGTTATTCCAGCTATTATTCTCTTTACTCCAATAATAAACGGTGTGACATTATTTAAATCTGGCGGAATCAAAGGTGGTAAAAAATTAGCCTGATTTGGTATCACAGGACAAATAAACACAGGAACACGATCTAAAGGAATATCAAATCTAATAACACTTGCATAATACTCAGAAGCATTATCAATAAATGGCGTATCATTATCTATTTGATATTGGGCCAATATAGGTTCTGTACCAGATGGTGCAATATCAGGATTAACATTAAAACTTGCACCAGGATGTGATATAGTTACATTAAAATAAACATTATCATTTTCTCGATAATATTCTTGTTGTGTTTTAGGATTATACTTGTATATACTCATATAATATATACTACTATTTTTATTCCAATAATACATTCCTTATCTTCTCATTAATTCCTTCATATAATTTATGTTTTTGACTTTTTTTGTGTGTACTTTGGTTACTGCGTAAAGTGACTGAACCACATACTTTACATTTTACTTTATCATCCCATCTAGGTTTTGGTTTTTCTTCTTTTACTTCTTCAACTATTGATTTATATATCTGTTTCCCAATTGGTTTCCTAACATATTTTAATTCATCGACACTAAAAGAAACCATACCATTTCCTTCTTTTAATCTATTTTGTATTTCTTTAATTTCCATTATTTATAGTCGAGAAAAAATATTGATTATAAGAATAGGAATCTTGATATATTTAAGACTAAATCATTGAAAAAAAATATTAATTATATTATATATACTATGTTTGTATTAAATTGTTATGATAAGGATAATACTATTCCCATAGCTAGATGTTTACAGGGTAGAAAAAGTGATTTATTATGTATAAAAAAAGATGATAATTATTCTGAATCAGATGATGATAAGGTAACCGAATTAGCATTAGATAAAGGTAAATTTGAACCTAGACTTAATCCATATGAAAGAAATGTTGTATATATTGCAGGTCCATCTGGTTCAGGAAAAAGTACATTTGCAGCTAATCTAATCAAAGCGTATCTAAATACATTTGATAAACCATTATATATATTCAGTAGAACTAATTGTGTACATGATCCAGCTTTTAAAGGCATGAAATTTATGCAAATACCAATAAATGAACAATTATTAGAAAGTCCAATTGATATAACTCAAGAATTAACAGGTGGATCAATCGTATTATTTGATGATTGTAACACTATTCAAGATGATAAACTAAGAAATTCTGTTGAAAAATTAATGGGAGATATCTTAGAAGTTGGAAGAAAGCTTGATATTACGATTATAATAACAAGTCATCTAGTAATACCAAATAGTAAAAAATTTGCTAGAACTATTATGAATGAATTACAAAGTCTTACTATATTTCCTAAATCAGGTTCAGCTCAACAAATAAGATATGCATTAAAAACATATTTTGGATTAAGTAATCAACAAATAGATTATATATTAGAAATAAAATCAAGATGGATAACCATTAGCAAAACTTATCCAATGTATGTACTATCTGAAAGGTTAGCATATATTTTATAATAAGTAAATACCTAATATTTTAAAATTTTTCAAAAAATTTATTATTAAGTATTTCTGTTACGTCATCTATACGTTTTCGTAAATTTATTAATTCATCAAATAAATTATGATAATCTATTAATTCGTTTTTATTATTTAAACTTTTTATTGTATCCCAATAACGATAAATAACTGTTGTATGTAATATATTTTTTTTAGATATATTATCTAATATAATTCGTAAATTATATTTTAAGTTATTTATTTCTAAAATATCCATACTATATATTAATCTATATATTAATCTATATATTAATCTATAATATTATATTATATTATTATGAATAAGATAATAAAACATTATGAAAATATAGCCTTATCAAATAACGACATTATGAAATTATTAGATGGAGAAGTTAATATTATATTATATCCAGATTTATATAAATTTAGTAAATTAGATCAATTACTAGAACCATATGATGCATGTATTTTATTATTCGAAGCAAAACCTAGATATGGACATTGGGTTTGTATTTTTAAGGAAAATAAAAATACTGTCAGTTTCTTTAATCCATATTCAGGATTTCCTGATGATAGTTTATTAGCAATAAATAAAGATTTTAGAAAAAAATCAAATCAAGAATATCCAATACTATCGCAATTATTATTAGATTCACCATATAATCTAACATATAATGAATTTAAATTTCAAAAAAGAGCACCAGATATTAAAACATGTGGTAGACATTGTGTTTTTAGAATAATGAATAAAGATTTAGATTTATATAAATATAAAAGAGCTTTAGATATATTATGTAAAAAATGGAATACTGATTACGATGGTATTGTAACCTATGCAACAATTTAAGATATTAATATATAATATATGTCGATATCTAATTTATTAGAACCAAATTTCTACGATTTATTTTGCAATACGATAACTCCAAATGTACCAACTATAGGAGGAAGCACTGGACCTACTGGACCATCTGGTAATGACGGTGCAACTGGATTACCTGGACCAATCGGACCAACTGGTTTAGCTGGTCTCACAATTCCTGGTCCAACTGGACAAAAAGGTGATACAGGAATCAAAGGTGATACTGGATCAACAGGTGATACTGGAACAAAAGGTGATACTGGAACAAAAGGTGATACTGGATCAACAGGTGATACAGGAATAAAAGGTGATACTGGTAATACTGGAATAAAAGGTGATACAGGAATAAAAGGTGATACTGGCCTAATAGGTAATACAGGATTAACTGGCGATACTGGAATAAAAGGTGATACTGGTTATACTGGACCTACTGGCGATACAGGAATCAAAGGTGATACTGGTTACACTGGACCTACTGGCGATACTGGTTATACTGGACCTACTGGCGATACAGGAATAAAAGGTGATACTGGTTATACTGGACCTACTGGAGATACAGGAATAAAAGGTGATACAGGAATAAAAGGTGATACTGGTTATACTGGTTATACTGGACATACTGGAGATACAGGAATAAAAGGTGATACAGGAATAAAAGGTGATACTGGTTATACTGGACCTACTGGCGATACTGGTTATACAGGATCAACTGGTGATACTGGTTATACAGGATCAACTGGCGATACTGGAATAAAAGGTGATAGTGGTTATACTGGACCTACTGGTTCAACTGGTGATACTGGTTCAACTGGTTATACAGGGATAAAAGGTGATACTGGTTATACAGGAATAAAAGGTGATACTGGTGATACTGGTTATACAGGAATAAAAGGTGATACTGGCGATACTGGTTATACAGGAATAAAAGGTGATACTGGATCTACTGGCGATACTGGTTATACAGGAATAAAAGGTGATACTGGATCTACTGGATCTACTGGTTATACAGGGATAAAAGGTGATACTGGTTCAACTGGTGATACTGGTTATACTGGACCTACTGGAGCAACATATATTGAATTTCAAACTGCTGCAATAAGCCCCACACCTGATTCAGGTAGTATAATAACTTTTTCATCAGTAGGTCCTGGTGGTGGAAGTACTGGATTATATTCTGCTGAAATTTTACAAGTTGGTAATTTTATCAGTGTTAGGTTACCACAATGGAAAGTTACATCTGGAACTGGAACACCAACTAATATATCATTTAATAATCTTATTCCAGTTGGTTATAGACCATATACTGCTGATCAGTCTCAAACACCATATATTTCATATACATTATGGAATAGTGGTATACCAACAGGTATAAATGGACAAAGTTTAGCAATAAATTCAGATGGAACAGTTGTATTTTATAGCAGTGTTGGATTAATAACAACCTATGGTAGTTTTTTCCAAATCGTTGCACAATATTCAACAATATAACCTTTATATTATATATATTATGATCTATATATATATAATGTCATTGACAAATATTCTTGAACCAAATAATTATAATATTTTTTGTAACACTATAACTCCAAACGTACCAATTATAGGTGGAAGTACTGGACCTACTGGACCTGCTGGTAATAATGGTTCGACTGGATTACCTGGACCTATTGGGCCAACTGGTTTAGCTGGTCTCACAATACCTGGTCCAACTGGCCCAACTGGCCAAAAAGGTGATACTGGTGATAATTCAGGTTTTACAGGATCAACTGGAGATACTGGACCTACTGGTAATACTGGACCTATTGGATTAGGTGATACTGGTCCTACTGGTTCAAAAGGTACAACTGGAGATACTGGATCAATTGGTGAGACTGGACCTATAGGTTTAGGTGATACTGGTCCAACTGGTGAACAAGGTGTACTGGACCTGCTGGAGCAACTTCTGGTATTATTGGACCAACTGGAGATACTGGTTTTACTGGTTCAACTGGAGATACTGGTTTTACTGGAATAAAAGGTGATACAGGATCAACTGGTGATACTGGATATACTGGTTTTACAGGTCCAATTGGTAATACTGGTTCTCAAGGAATTAAAGGTGATACCGGATCAGCTGGAGTAGCCTCAATTGCTTCTCCAGCAGCTGCTGTAGATAATAATGTTTTAAGATTAATCGGTGATATGTTATCAGCAGAATATGCTGATGCTACACATCCAGGAGTAATAAGTACTAGTTCACAAAATATTGCTGGAAATAAAGATTTTATTGGTTCTATTACAGCTAATGATATAACATCTGATAATTTTGTTGCTTGTGAGACATTAAAATTACCTTCAACAATTGGATTATCTAACGGTACAATTCAATTAAATTCAAATAGATGGATGCATGCTTTTGGAACTAATAATTTATTTAATGGCGTAAATAGTGGTAATTTTACAAATTCAGCTCAATTATGCACTGGAATTGGAAATAATGCGTTAAGTAATATTACAACATCAACTGGAAGTACTACTACTGGATTTAATGCTGGCGTTTCGATTACAAGTGGAAATTTGACTACATTATATGGTACAAATGCTGGTAATTCAATAAATACTGGTCCAAATAATGCAATTTTTGGTGCAAATGCTGGCACTGGTATTACTACAGGTCAATCATGTTGTATATTTGGTGTTAATGCAGCCTCATCTGGAAATTTGAGTAATGTAATAGAAATTAGTGATGGTTCTGCTGGTACTTCAATTAGTGGTGATACTAGAATTGGTCAATCATCTACATTAAGATGTTTTTTAAGAGGAATACAAGGGATAGTACCATCTGGAACACTTAATCTAGTTA